ATATTGTTCAACATGCTATATTGGGAATGGGTCGTGTAGGTTCGTCTAGTCCTTTTGCTGTTGCCAAGAGTGGTGTGCAGGCTACGAGTGCTTCTGGTGCCAATGCTGTCTTAGCTACTATTAGTGTTCCTGCTAATTACATGGATTTGGATAGCCAGATGGTTATCACCTGTGACTTTTCCAGTGGTGGGTCTGTTGGTACGCGGACTATCACTTTGGCTATCGGTGGTACTACTATTGCAACTCATACGATGAGCGCTACTGCTACTAGGGCGCAATATCGTATTGCTCAAAGGGGTGTTGTTGATTCTCAGCGTAATACGATGGACTTTGTGACCAGTATGACTGTTGCTCCTGTAACAGCTACAACAAAGACTTTGACGGCTGCTTTTGACGTTACGATTACTGCTACAAACCCCAGCGACACCCTTTCTCTTGAATCCTATCTTGCGGTGATTTACCCATGATTACGCTACCTGTTGAAATAGTTGATGGTTCTGCTTGTATTGATTGGTCATTAGTTCCATCCGATGCTATTAGCATTGTGATAGATACTGATAAGGCAACTGTTTATCAAGCTGGTGATGACATACCAACATAAGGATGTTTTGATATGAGCTGTGCAGAATGCCCTAACGCCGGATTGAGCGATAGAATCCAGAGAGTCGAGATGGATAGTGCAAGGCTGATGGCGGCACTAGAGGGTATCAAGGCCAATACCGATGAATTGGTATCATTTTCGCGCACTCAGGTAAGAATGGAAGAGCGGCAACTCAATCAGGGACAGGCGATTGAAAGGGCTTTTGCAGCTATCAAAGAGTGCCATGATGATGGCGGTGAAAGACTATCGGCTATTGAGGTTGAAATTCCTACACTTATTTTAGCCCGTAAGATGGTATTTGCATCAATGATCTGGATGATTATGATGACAGCAACCATGGCGTGGCAGATTATATTCAGACAGTCGTGATGAGCTTCGTCGATCTTGCTTTGCTTGACGATATAAATTACCGAGTGAATCATCTGTTGCGTCAGAAGCCCGATACTGTTGGACACTGGCAAAAAGCTGATGAGTCTCGCAGGCTTGGTACTGGTGACTGTGAGGATTTCGCAATTCTCAAGGCGCAGGAACTCAAGGATTCTGGAGTGGATGTTTCGCTGCTTACTATTGCTGTGTGTACTACCCGCAAGTCAAAACAACTTCACGCTGTTTGTTTGGTACCTAGTCGTAGAAGGGTTGGGATATTCAAGCGCAGGTGGCAGGATACGACTGTTGTGCTTGATAACCTGAGCGACAATATCTACAGAATTGAAAATACTGGCTATGTGATAACGAATAAATATCCTGCATCGAGGTGGATGGTATGAGTGACTTGACCGGACTAGGCTCTGTATTTGATTTCGGCAGCAAGGTAATCGACAAGATATTCCCTGATGCGTCAGAGCGTGATAAAGCCAAGCTCGAATTGATAAAGGTTCAGGCTGACGGGCAGCTCAAGGAATTGGAAATACAGCTCTCTGCGATACTTGCTGAAGCTAACTCAACAGACCCATGGACAAGTCGTGCTCGCCCGTCATTCCTTTACGTGGTGTACATCCTGATTCTGTCGAGTATCCCTATGGGCATTCTGTACGCTTACTCACCTGATACCGCTATGGCTATATCTACGGGGTTCTCAGCGTGGTTGAATGCTATCCCTACTGATATTATCGACCTTTTCCAATACGTCATGTTGGGATATATAGGCGGTCGCTCATTCGAGAAGCTGAAAGGGGTTGCAAAATGACTATCAGCAAAAACATGAAAGCTTTTCTAGATATGATCGCCGTCAGTGAGATAGGCAAGGGGCTTCTTGCTGTCAGTGACAATGGCTATAACGTCATCGTTGGATCAACGCCTACACATCCGATGCTGTTTGCTGATTACAGTCAGCACCCAAAGGTACGAGTACCTGCAATGAATAGCGATGCCGCGGGCCGGTATCAATTCATGGGGCGTTATTGGTCATACTATCAAAACAGCTTGAATCTTCCAGACTTCGGACATGACTCACAGGACAAGTGGGCAATCCAGCTTATCAAAGAATGTCGCGCTGTTGATGATATTGAGGCTGGCAGGATTGAGTCAGCAATTATAAAGTGCCATTCTCGCTGGGCTAGCTTTCCAGGTGCAGGCTACGGGCAGCACGAGAACAAAATGGATGTTCTTGTGGCTGCGTATAAGGAATCAGGCGGCACTATTTCGGCATAAGAGCTGTTATTTTTGGGGTGAACTTATGGATATTATGCAATCACTTGAGAAGAACGTCAGAAAGCCTCGTGAGGGCAATATCGAGCGAATTTACTCACGAAAGCAGATAGAGCAGTCTTTTTTGGAGACTTTCGAGCTGGTTGGCGGTGTTCCTCGGCTTGCTTCATGGGCTAATAATGAGGAAAACTACGGTCAATTCCTGAAATTGCTTATGGTAATGGCTCCAAAAGAGGCAATGGCTCAACATACAGGAAATGTGATTGAATATCGCTCAAATATCCCTGCCTCTCCTCTTAATCGACCTGCAATAGAAGATGGCAATGTCGTCGGTTAGTCTGCAATCAAGCTACACGCCTAGAGATCATGCCCTAGCGTTTCATGCTAGAGGCGAGCGGTTCTCTATCTGTGTGCTTCATCGTAGGGCAGGAAAGACGGTTATGGCCGTCAATGATTTAATCGACAAAGCTATTCAGTGCAATCTGCCATTCCCTAAGTACGCTTATATTGCTCCATTCCGTGAGCAGGCAAAGTCGATAGCCTGGCAGTACCTTAAACACTATGCGGCACCTTTGATTGATAAGGTCATGGAGTCTGAATTGTCGGTATTGCTCAAGAATGGGGCAACAATCAGGCTTTATGGTGCTGATAATCCCGATGCACTCCGAGGTAACTACTTTGACGGGGTGGTAATCGACGAATATGCTCAGATTCATCCTACCTTGTACGCTGAAATCATAGCTCCTGCTATTTCAGACCGTAAGGGGTGGATTGTGTTCCTTGGCACTCCCCACGGGCGAAACCACTTTCATGATTTATGGGAAGGGGCGCAGGGTCAGAAGCATTGGTATACCCTTATGTTAAAGGCTTCAGAATCTGGCATTATTGATGCTGACGAACTGGAGTTGATTAGAACAAACCCGGGAACAGATTCTGAAACATATATGCAGGAGATGGAGTGTTCATTCACTGCCGCGGTAAGGGGTGCGTTTTACTCAGACCAGATGGAGAAGCAGTCAGCTACTAATGAAGGGGTATTTCCGTATGATCCATCAAAACTTGTCATTACTGCCTGGGATATTGGTTACACTGATGACACAAGTGTATGGTTTGCTCAGGCAAACGGCCAAGAACTTGCTATTATTGATTTCTTCACTGTTAGCGGTTTTAGCGTTGACGATGTTCTGGGAGTATTACGGGACAAACCCTATGCTTATGGCACTGCTTATCTACCTCATGATGCCAAAAACAAATCATTCCAGACAGGAAAATCTGTAAGGGAGCAGTTTATTGCTGATGGTATGAAGGTTGAGATTGTCCCTAGTCTGTCGATTCAGGATGGTATTCAGGCTGTCAGGAAGTCATTGCCGCAGTGGTATTTTAACGTTTCCAGCCCTGATGTTAGAGTTGGCGTGTCTGCGTTGAAGTCTTATCAGAGAGAATGGGATGCCCGTTCCCAGATGTTCAAATCCTCACCAAAGCATGACTGGTCATCAAACCCTGCCGATGCTGCTCGTATGTTAGCACTCGCTACCAATAAAAGCGCATTGAGACAAGCGGGGAAATCACGTATAGTGGGGCAACAGATTCCTGTTAACGCAGAGATGAAACTATTTTCACTTTTTGCAGAGCGTGAGAAACGAACTGCTGGGGTTGTGCGTATATGAGCAAGCAGTGGAGTGCTAAATTAACCAAGGCAGAGAAGTTTCTCAGTGAGGCTCATGCCCATGGTGGCAGGGTTTATGCCAGATACAAGGATGATAGAGGTGATTCTGCCCTATCTAGAGCGCCAAGAGCAAACCTGTTCTATTCAGGGGTTCAGACTCTAAAAGAATCACTGTTTAACTCATTGCCTAAAGCTGATGTTTCACGGATAAACCGTGATGCTGATGATGACGTTGCCCGGGTTGCCGGTCTTATCATGCAGCGTGGTCTCAACTATGAGGTTCAGTGTGCAGATGATTTCAAGGGATCAGTAAGGGCTGCAATACTTGATAGACTTGTGCCTGGCATTGGCACTGTGTGGCTTCGATTTGAGATGGAAACCACAGAAGAAGGCTCTCCAATGTCAGGGTCTGAGGCTATCTTCATTGATTCGGTGTATTGGGAGGATTTCCTGTATCAGCCATCAAGAACATGGAAGGACGTTACTTGGGTTGCCCGTAAACTGCCATTGACCAAGAAAGAAATCGTTGCCCGTTGGGGTGAGGATGCGATGGATAAGGTGGAGAGTGAGAAGAATAAGACTTCTCTCACACCTAAAGAGATTACCGATGGCAAATACATTGTCTATGAGATTTGGGATAAGTCAGAAAGAAAGGTTATATGGACAACTAAGGGCGCGGATACTCCACTCGAGGAGAAAGACGATCCTTATGGTCTGAAAGACTTCTTTCCTTGCCCTCCTCCATTGATTGCCAATACTACCACTACGGCATTCTTGCCAGTTACTGACTATCATCAGTCACAGGATCAGTACAATCAGCTTGATATTCTTTATGCTCGCATTGCTGTTCTTATATCAGCTATCAAGGTCGCAGGTGTTTACAATGGCTCTGAAACAGCTATTGGTCGCATGTTTGAGTCTGCTGAAAATACACTGATACCTGTTGAAAACTGGGCTATGTTCACTGAGGCTGGCGGTACGGCCGGAGGGATTCAGTGGTATCCAGTTGAGCAGGTTGGCGGCGTGTTGCAGATGTTGCAACAGCAATATGAGCATATTAAAGCTGTGTTGTTTGAGGTCAGCGGGTTATCTGATATTCAGCGCGGTGTAACGAATCAATACGAAACGGCTGAAGCTCAGAAGATCAAAGCGCAGTTTGCCAGCGGTCGTATGTCAGGCTATCAAAGGGATGTTTCCGAGTTTGTATCGTCTATCCTGAACATTATGGGCGAGATGGTTGTTCAGCTTTACTCTGATGAGAAGCTGCAACAGATTGTCGGTATGCTCAGTGAGCCTGATATGGCTCTGGTTCCTCAGGCTATCGAGTTATTGCGTAATGATGAGCTGGCCAGCTATCGGATAGTCGTGCAGGCTGACTCATTGGTTCAAGCTGATTGGGCGCTTGAGAAGTCACAGCGTATGGAATTGATGGGCTATGTAAGCCAGTTCTTACAAAGTGCCGTTCCTGCCATGCAAACGAATCCAGGGCTTGGTCAGATACTGTTGACCATGTTCAAGTTTACCCTGATGGGTTATCGTGGTGCTTCTGAGATTGAGGGGGTGTTGGATGCGGAACTTGAAAGGCTCGGCAAAGAAGCACAACAGCCAAAACCGCCACCTGGTCCAAGCCCTGAAGAAATTGCGGCTCAGGCAGAGCAGGCAAAGATGCAGGCTGAAATGCAGTTGAAGCAACAAGAAGCTGAACAGAAGTTTATGCTTGAACAGCAACAGTTAGCGGGAAGAATGGAGCTTGAGAGAGTTCAGTCAGAACAGGATGCAGCTATTGCCCAACAAAAGGCAGAGCTTGAGGCTGAATTGGCTGGCCAGAAACTAGCTATGGATGCTGCATTAGAAAATCAGAAAATGGAGTTTGCCAGAGAGAAGCACGAGCAGTCTATGGCCTTTGCTGAACAGAAGTTTGCAATGGAAATGATGATGAAAGAGCGTGATTGTTCTATGAAAAATGACCAGCACGATCAGAAAATGGAAGCCATGGAAACTGCGGCAGATATGAAAAGCGAAACGTCTGGAGATGATGATTAATGCCAGTCTATACAGGATTGTGTATTGAGTGCGAAGCTGTTACTGACTATATAAGGCCGGTAGATGAAAGGCTTGATACTCCTCCATGTAGGGTGTGTGGCAGTGAAATATCACTTGCTATCCTTACTCCTCCAAAGACATTTGTCAGAGGTAGGTTTCAGGCATTCAGGTCTACAGTTGACGGTACGGTAATTGATAGCCACAGAGCAATGGAAGAACATAACAAGCGTAATGGTGTTGTGTGTTTGGCTGATGGCTATAGTAATGAATCTATCTTGGCAGGGCTTCCACAGAAGAAGGCCGAAAAGCTGGATACAAAAGAGCTGATGCAGGATATTGCTGAAGCCGCAATCCACGTTAGAGATGGCTATAGGCCGTTAGAGGTGCAAAGTGAGCAATGAAGATCGTACTATTGAAGATGAACTTAGAGAAGCAATGGCAGCAACTACTGACGATACTACATCCACCGATGTGGTTGATGATGCGGTGGTTGAAACTACTAGCGACAGAGATGAAAACGGCAGGTTTAAGTCTAAAGATAAAGCTGAGCCTTCTGCTGAAGCGGCTGTTGAACAACCCGCCACAGATGATGAGCCTGCTGGAAAATGGTCACCTGATCGCCCTCCGTCTAGCTGGAAGCCTAAAGCTCGTGAAGGATGGGCTAATCTTCCGCTTGAAGTCCGTGAAGAAATCATACGACGAGAAGAAAACCACAATGTAGGTGCTGCCAAGCTACAAGAGCAATTTGCTCCTCTGAAAGAGCTTCAGCAATACATGGCTCCAGTGATTAACGAGCTGAATCAGCTTGGAGTAAGCCCACAACAGCATCTTGATAGAGTATTGGGAGCTGAACGAGTATTGAGAACGGCAGACCTGCCCACTCGGTTTGAGGCTCTGATGGGCATTGCTGATGACTATGGTATACCTCTACGGGACATAATCAACAAGTCTGTTGGGCAGGAAGTGCTGAAATCGCCACAGCCAGGCATGGTTATTCCTGAGGAAATCCGCAGCGAACTTGCCGAAATACGAGCATGGCGTGAAGGGCAAGAACAGACCATCATTAACAATGAGGTTGAGTCTTTTGGCTCTAATCTTGAGTTCTTTGGTGATGTTCGAGTCCACATGGCTGAATTGCTTGAAAGAGGCGTTGCTAATGACTTGCAGGATGCCTACGACAAGGCTATCTGGATGAATCCTGAAATACGGGAAGTCATGCAAAGTCGGATGGCTCAACCACAGGTAGTAAACCCTGTAGCTACAAGACAGGCCAAGGCTGTTGGCGTTAGTGTCAAGCCTTCTGGGTCTGTGGCTGTTGAAGTGGATGATGAGAATGACTCTATCGGTGAAACGCTGAGAAAAGCGTTTAATTCTGCTTCTGGACGGTTGTAAGCGCTCACTTACTGTGATAGCATTTCTTCACAAGTGGAAACCCCACTAACATTTTGAGGAAACCCCTCTACGGTTGTTGTTCATTAACTTAACTTTGGAGGGGATGCTATGTCATTCGCTAATGCCTCGGTCAGC